GGATGCACGACCACCCATCGTCTTGAGACGCGCACCGGATGGACGTATAGCAGACAAGTCCCACTTCGGAATCTGACCAGCGTACAATAAAGCAATCAACTCGCGCAAAGACTTCGCCCATCCGGGCTTCGAGTCGCCGACTTTGATCACCGTGTCTGTGTCATTCATCGTATCACTGACAATCGGCAACTTGTCTACGTTCTCCCGTTCGACAGAAAAGCCTACGCCCGTGCCGCACATCAAAATGTACATACACTCGTCGAATGAACGAGGACTGTCCACTGGGATGTAGCTACAGTTGTAACCGCAAATATTGTCCCGAGCAAGAGCCGGACCCGCAGTCATCATCGCACGCATCGACGGCATAATCTCCTGACTGAGGATAGCCTGTTCGATGTCGAACATGTCCGTGTCAGTGATTTCGTAGTTGTGTTTGCCGCGAACCTGATTACGCATGTAGTTCGTGTAACGAAACACGGTCTCGTCCCAGTCCTCACGACGCTGTTCGTCGTCGAGCCAACGTGCGTAACGTGACTTGTGTATGAATTGCTGATACGGTGTAGGCAACATGTTATTCATCTTCTATCTCCCCTATGAGTTTATCTAAGTACCACTTCGCCTTTTCTAGGTCTTGGACGCCGTTCTTGTAACGGTAACGCCACAGGTACTTTATTATGTTTCCTTGCAGGTAGTATTGGTAGCCTTCGTCTGTGGCAGCACGTATAGCATCGATGCACTCAACCCCTGCTTGATTGTAGTGCGGCGGATTGTTGACCATATCCGCCAACCAGTTTGCGTTCGCTGCGCTCTGCATACTTGCCATGCTTTCTTCTTCCATCCGCTTCTTCATGTAGTCCTCGTGTCTCATTGCTTCTTTCCGAATTCTACTTTTACGATGTTTGTTTCCGGATCGTGCTTCACGTCAACGCCGTTGCCCGTGACATCGATCATCGCCTCTTGTGCCGCTTGAAAACGTAAGCGTGCTAACCCTGCTGCCATCACCCGCTCGAAGTCAGACTCCATCAACTCTATGAGTCCGGACAGGATCACCGCGCCCGCAGGAATGTATTCATCGTCCTCGTCTTCTTCTGTCGTGTCGTACGCTGTCATGCTCACATGATCATCGCTGTCACCCTCTTTGAAGATCAAGTACCAACGATCCTGCAAGAGGCTTGCGCGTTCTAGGGTTGACTGCATATCTTTTTCATCCATTCTTGCACCACTCCTCTGGGATCGATCCCTCTGCCCACTCGAATTTGTGTTTCGTAGCCCACTGAGCATACGTGGTCTTTGACCCTTTGTATATCTTGTTATTAGCACGCAAGAACACAAAACGGATATCGAGGTCCGGATGTTGCTCTTTGACTAGAAGCATCTTCATCCGATCACCCTTGTCGAGATGACCCTTCGCTTCGACGTAGATGCCCGTCTCGGGGATGTAAAAGTCCGGCGTGTACGTGCGCGGCTTGGGTACGTACGTCAGCTTCATGCTTTCGTATTCGTACTCTACACCACGCTCAGAAAGGGCGCGAGCGAGATTGAGTTCGAATGTAGAACGAAACCCGGCCTTCATGGCCGAGCTTTGCTTCATAGACGCATTCCGACGGATGCCAGCCTTTTTAGAAGATACCCTGCCAGTTTTGGGGACAGACGTTCCATAGGCGAGAATTCGTTTGTCAAGCGAGTCAGTGGGACGCATACGTTAGCTCCGGATTGTGCGAGGCGACTGATCTTTTGTATCTCCACCTCGACGGTTGTGATGTCACGCTTCTCCGACTCGGAGGATAGCGTGCCCAAGTCACTGAAATTGTTACGCAATGTAAGAGGCAAGCCTCGCTCGTGCTGCCGCAAGAAAACAGTTTTACGTTCGCCGCCCGCACCGACGTGCGACTCGACGTACATATGATACATGTCCTTGTTTAGCTCTAAGAGTTCGAGATCGTAGTCTCGAATGAAAACGTACGGCACATCATAGCTCCTGTGTTTTGAGTCGCGTGTACCACACCTTCGGGGGTGACTTAGCCTGTGACGTTACCCTGTTGTGTAAGACGGCATCAGGCCAGCAGTGACCACGAAATCCGCAGAGGCTACACTCTTTCGGCAAAACTTTATTGCCCGTGCGTATCACCTCACCCTTACGCCTGTACGTTTCGAACTCGTCAGAGAACGGCTTGAACGGCTGCGACTTGGGGTCAGCCAAGAAGCGTACACGTTTCTCGGCGTCAGACAGGTACGAGGTGCGATCTTCGCCTGTCCAGTCGTACGCCTCGACGATAGCAACTTCGCCACTCGACTTGTTGATGACGATCCACCCACCAAAGTCCATGCCCGTGGCGGCACCGTACAAGTGCCCCTGCATGACGTAGCCGAACGGATCATCACCCTTTATGTGATCGTACCCACCGTTTCCGGTGAACTTGTTCTTGAACGCCCAGTCGCTTGCAGACTTGATATCCCACACACGCTCCACACCGTCAGTGCCGCGTATGATCACGTCGAGTGTGCCCTTGACGTTTACACCGCCTATGGTTAGCTCGACTTCTTTTTGAAAGTCTACGATGTCGATACCGGCTTCGCGCATAACGAGCATCAGCAAGGCTTCGGTCAAGTCTCCGAATGCAAAGCGTGCGATGCTGTTGTACTCCATGCTCTCTTCGATTCCGAACTTGTCGAGAATCTGCTGACAGAGAGGCTTGCCCAAGCCGGACATGCGGATGCGATACTCACGAGTACGACCACCGAGTTGTTTCTCGATGGCCGCTCGACAATCATCAACAAATAAATCTAGGTTATCCGGGGAGACTGTTACGTCCCCCCGGATAGCTCGTGTCATGTAGTCTTGAATATCAAGAAGCATTCGCGAAGTCCGATGCCAAATCAGAGTCATCCTCTGACAGCAGGAGCTTCTGTGCCTCCTTGAATTCACGGATCACAGTTTCATTGTGACCCCGCACGGTCTGATCAAACTTAGCAACGAGTTGCTTGTCGTCATCAGATAGACCCACAACACCAGAGAGCGTCGGCACCGGAGTCCAGTAGGTCACGCTCCCCTTCTTGTTTTTGTGCGTACGAAGGGTGATCTCACAGTGCGCCATCAGCTTCTTCTGATTACTCAGACCGCTGATGAAGTCTGCGATAGGCTTGAAGCCGGACTTCTTGAAGTACGCAATCACCGGCTTCTTATCGATCTTCACTTGATTGCCAGAACCCGTCTTGAACGTGCCGGATATCGTGCCGTAGATCACCTGATTACAGATGACCGCACGACTCTTCAGGTACGCCGGGTCTTGCTGATCGAGTTGCTCCTCCTCCTGACGGGTGAGGCGACCGCACTTGTTACCGCCCTCCGTGTCAGGGAAAGTGCCGTCGAATTTCGGACGCTGCACCGACTTACACGAGAAGCCGCCACGCCCTTCATTCATCTCCGAATCCCACATCGAATACTCGTACATACGCATGAGGGCTTGGAGCTTCACTTCCGGTGCGTACAAAAACTCACCGTCCACAAAAATCTTCCAGTCTCCACGCGTCAGGGATTCGCCGTCTTCGGTCTCCTGATCGTAGTTGATGCTCAACCGGGGCAACCCAACGCGGTCACCGCCGCCTTCCCCCTGCCCCGTGAGCTTCATAAGCTGCTCAGTGTCGTCACTCTGGAGAGCGGCGACGAGAGCGTCCATTTCGCTATTCATTTCCATGATGTCTGTCCCATCCATATCCTTTACTCCTTTACGTTCGGATAGTCGGTAACGGCAATCTTACAGTTCTACGTCGTGTAAGTCAAGCCAATTTTTTCCTGCTTTGATTTCGATGCCGACGGGCATGTTGTACGCGATGCCATAACGTCGAACAGTTTCAAAGGGTAACGATAGCATAGCGTGCTTCATCAGGTCGATACAAATATTTTTTTCGTCCGGATGCACGTCCATGACAATCGAGTCGTGTACCGTATTGCAAATCACACTGCGTATGTTTGCGTCACGCACGGCCTTCTCTAGGGCAACGAGCGCTATCGGAAGCAGGTCAGCGGTAGCAAACCCCTGCACCGGATAGTTACAGATTGCCGTGCGGTGTGTAGCCGTGCCGTACTTCGTCCACCGAGCATCAGGGAAAGCGTACACTCGGCCTGACGGCAAAGATATCTCACGATACTTTACGGCATCTTGCTGTAGTACCTCGTGCCATATGGCGATACCCATGTACTTGTCTTTGAAGTCGTTGTAGTAACGCTTTTGATCCTCCGTGCCCGTGGTGCCGCCGTAGAGTGGCTTGAACGTGTGAGCCTTCGCCTCTT